TTTTACCGTAGAAAGTAGATAGGGTTGCTGTATCAAACCCTATTCTATCTAATCCTGTTGGCATTGTGTTACTTGTATCAGAATTTAATTCAAAGCCATTAATATATATAGATACATCATTAACTTTATATTTTAAAGCAACTTTTGTATAAAGTAAAATATTATTAATACTTTCTTCAAATAATGGGTCAGTAGAACCTCCACCTGAACGTACAGCACCAAGAATAGTATTACTTGCACCACTTCTAAAACCAATTTGTACAAAGTTATCGGCTATATTATCACTAATGCCAATACTTCTGTTTGTTTGGTCATCAGCCAAAGCAGCTATATTAGCATACAAAACCCCTTCACTATCGTTAAAGGTTGCTTCTGCGCCATTGGCTGTTTCTGCTGAACGAGTAGTAATACTACCTACTATTGTGGTGGGAATAAAGCTGCTTAAATATAAGCCAATTTCTATTTGAAAACCCCATATATCTACTGTTTCACCGCTTACACCCACACTTGGAGAAGAAGGTGTTGCAATAGTTAGTTTAAAATAGTTGGTGCTTTGCCCTGTTGTAATTGTTGCACCCTTTGAAATACGATACCAGCCATTCCCATAGTTCTCTATTTTTGCAGGTACATCGCTTCCAAGTTCATCTTGTATTACACCATTATCTAAATCAAATACTGCCCATTGTGTGCTGTCAGAAAAATGAGATAATGCCACATATCTTGTTGTACCTTTTTTAACAAATACACTCCATACATAACTTGTAGTTGATGCAGGTACTGATATACCTCGCCATTCAATTCTTGGTTGTGTTGTGCTGCTTGAAGTTAATGTTTTTATTCCTGTTGCACTTCCATCAGGTGCGGTAATACTTGTGTTATCTGACAATACTGCATTTACCGCTGAAAATCCACTCCAACCCTCTGTATCTGTTATTCGGTTTGTTCTACTCGGTTCTAACAATAGCGTAGGGCAACCCTGCACAACACCATCTAATAAAGGGTAATCTAAACGTGGTGTATTAGTTGGCATTGTTTCGATTAAACCGCCTTTGTTTACTCGTGTTCCATTTGAACCTCTTGTAAAATCAAAATCGCCGTCATTATCATTTGGAATAACGGAATATAGTTTACTTGTTTTATAAGCAACTGGAATCAACGCTAAACTTGCATCATCTTTTATGTTCATTTCGTTTTATCTTTTATCTTTTCAAAGGTACGCAATCCTCCCAAACCAAGCATCCCCAATAATATAGTTATAAGTTGATCCATCTGAATTGCAGGTGGCATAACGTCTGGAGAAACCCACGCAATCACATCACGAATAATGAAGTTGTATGCAAGTGCAATCCCGCAAATCCAACCAATGAATGGTCGCCATCCCGCAACAAATACGCTCCGATGTTGTGCCTCCATTTTATTGATTTCACTTTGCACCTTTACAAGTTCCATCATTTTATCGGGATCAATTTCCTTGCCTTTGATTGCTTCACGCAAATCCTTTGCAAATTCACCAAGTGATGATTTGCCATTACTATTCAATCCCAATAATTTTGCAAACAGTGTTTTCATTAGTACACCCAAATTACATTTTTACTTTTATCGGGATCATTATCAACGTGAATAAACGTTTTGGCAATCCCTAATCGATTAAATCCAACAAGCATTAACATTTCAACTAAACGGAATCTATCCGCTGAATTATCGCAACTCACATCAATTGCATATCCCTTCAAATGGCTTGAGGTTTTTGATCCCCCAACCAACTCATTCCTTTTTTCAGTGCGCACACCCGAATTGATGCGTATTGGTTTGCCAAACAATTCACGTGCTTGATCAATCATTTTCAACACATCAGCATCCATACGTTCACCACTCCCAACTTCATCAGGTGAATCAAATTCGCTAATTTTAAAATGCTTCATTAGAAACTTAAAATTGTTATTTGAAAATCCTCAACCCTTGCGGTTGCATTATTCTTATTGACTTTCACTTGTATTTTCACACCGCTTGTTTTGATTGCGCTTGTTACAAAGAATTGAGTTGTGCGTGAATATCGCACCTCATCCCCTGATGTTGAAATCAAGTCATGTGCAAACTCAACACTTTTTGTTGTATCTGGAAAATACAATCTTGAATCCATTCGTGTATTTGCAGCACCTGTTGTGATATCATAATCATTGCGAATCAATAAAACTTTTCCAACTGGCACCTCACTCAAATCAATTGTATTGGTTGCTGAATTCCACAAATCCCCAGTGATATATGATGGCTTGTGTGATGTAAGTGTACCCGATCCCGCCTTGTTGTTTGTTAAATCTGTCCAAGTATCTTGTGATAAATTTATGGGAGTTGTTGTTGTTGCAGTATCCTCATAAAATGCAAACCCGCCAAGTGTATCATATAGCGCATTTGTACTCGTTTTAATTTCATTGACATCAGCTGCGGTTACTTTGTAAATTTCCGCCAATCCCGATGTTTGATTATCCGTTTTATTTGTGAATGTAATTTTTGCCATTATGATTGTAATTCAATTTGTAATTCGTTTTGTAATCCACCTGATGGAGTGATTTGTTCCACACGATTGGAAAGTTCAATGATTGCCCTGAAATATGTGTGATCACTTAAATCTTGCTCAATATACTGAATGCCCTCATTTTGTGACGTGTACACATTGAATCCTTGTTCGATTAAATCAAAATAATTCGCAGATCGTGTGCGCAACAAAGATAAACATTCATCAACAATTAGATTGCAATCAAGTTCACCACCATTGTCCGATTCAAATCTTGTGACCACTTCAATTCTTGTAATCACCTCTGAATTGAATGTTGTTTGGTTTTGATCAACCTCATTGTTTGTAAGGGAATAAACCCGTACAAATGGATACGTTGCATCTGATGGCACTCTGCCATAAACTGGAATATATGAACCCCTTAATTGAATTTGATCATATACTTGTACAGGTGTTAATTCGTTAGATAAACAACTAAATGATTCTAAAATCCCCCCAGTGTTTTCAACCCTTTTTTTGAATTCAGTTAAATTTGTAACATTAGGAGATCCATTGAGTTTGTCAATGATGGCTTTCCGTATGCGGTGAATCACTTCTCTCATAATAATTTTTTAAGTTTTTTATCTACTCGTTTGAGCATATTATTGAAACCAATCCTTGCAGATGAAAAGAAAAATGGTCGTGCGGGTAAATTAACTTCACGAATTCCTTTGCCTTTGAATTGTGCTGCATAACCATCAGGAATTCCAAGTTCTTTCATATCCGCCAAACTTACTGATGATCCCGTTCCAAATTCAATGTAAGGCGCATAATCAATATCAGCAACAACCGCAACACCTTTTCCAGATGCCTCCGAATTTATGCTTTGGCGCAACGCTCCAGTATCTTTGGCTGCGGATTGTTTTGCCCTTCCAACAATTTCCATTGCACCCCTTCCGATTTCATTTGAAAGTTCCTGTTTTGAAAACTTTTGTAATTGTGCAAGTTTTTTATTCAACTTTGCCAAATCCGATTGATTGATTTTTATTCCCGCTTTCATATTCCCACCACTTTGATTGTTGTGAAATAATCCTCCGCATTGTCACCTGATGCACCTGACTTAAATCTTTGATACAATCCATCAAACATATCCACAATGCGAAATTTTTCATCCGATGCCTCCAATTGTAGTACATCGCTCAACAGGATTTGATTTCCCGCCTTTTGGCGCATTATCAATTCAATTTCAGTGCGTTGCTCCCGAATTCCGTTTTCCTGCGATATTTCGCCTCTATTCGTTTTTTTGGCACACCAAAATGTATGCACAATGGTTTCGGAACTTGTAAAGCCACCGAATCCATCTGCGGTTTTTGTCAATCGCAGTATCTTCACCCTTTTATTTAACCGCCCCGAATTCATTACACAAACATTGATTTGTAAGATGTGAGTATTGTTTTGGCATCAGTTGGAATCAAATGCACGTTTGATCCTTGAACAAAATCTGCACGATTGTCATAATACGTTGAAATTGTTTGGAGCATTGCTTGTTTCATTAGCGAATTGTTGATGCCACTTGTGATGTAGGTGATTTTCACCTTTTCCGCAGCACCGCCATCCAATTCAATGGTTTCATTGTCTAATCCAAGTATTGTGTACGTTGCAGCAATATCATTGATTGTAACGCTTGAAATGGATTCAACTGGAGCAAAGGGTATGTCAATTAACCCAGTTTGTGTTGTATCCACATAATATGTACGATTTTTTGGCACGATATCCCTTGAAATGTAATTCTCACACCATACACGTGCGGTTTCAATCATCAATCCGATAAGTGTATCATCCGCTGATGTATCAATACGTGCATAATCCTTCACATCCTGAATGCTGATAATTTCATTTCCAGTTGTGGAATTTATTTTGATTTGCCTCATTGCTTTTAATTTGTGTAAAGTTAAAAAAAAAGAGGCACATTGATTGCGCCTCCTTTTAAGTTGAAACAGAAAAAAAACTCGTTAAAGAATTGATGCGAAGTTACGGAAATTTTTTTTGTAAATACCATCAATGCCCAATCGAATTGCTTTTTGTTCTTTATTCTTTATAATAAAAAAGCCATCATATTCAACAAAATAGATGGCAAAATAATCAACGTACTTTTTTGAATAACCATTTCCAGTTCGTGTGAGTGAAATATGGATATTACTTTTGTTTTTTTTACGATCAGCGGAAACCGATTTTATTTGGATTTTAAATACTTTGCCATCCTTTTCAATTATGGCATCATAAGGTGATGCATCAAGCAAAGGCATTGAAACATTGAATCCATTTTCCATTGCTATTGTGCCAAACTTATATTCAGCAAAGCAACCCCGTTGATTAGCATCCACAAAATAAAAGTACAAAAAAAAGGGGAAACCAATCGGAAACCCCTTTCTTCAATTAAACAATAATAAAAAAAACTAATCTACTTATCACACGATTCACGTGCAATTTTTTTCTCAAGTTCATTCAATTCCTTGAGTACCATCAATTGCCTTGATAATGGCAATCGGGTGAATTCCTTTGCATCCAACAGTTGCAAATATCTTTTATAATCT